CAACGATGAAAGAAATAGTTGATGATTGTTGTAATGATGATGAAGTTGAAGATATTGATGAAGAAAAAGTGTATTGGAGTGTTGAAGGAGACTATAGTAATGTAGATCCTGATCAAATGGAAACAAATACCAAATTCGAATGTCAAATGGATACAAGTGAATGTGAATATCCATCTGCTTCCATGCAATGTTTACAAGAATGGGATTATCCCAACCTTGGAGGCATTGAAGGAGGTTATATTAATACACGATTGCAACAAGCTTTTGTTACCACAGGTATACGACAGTTATGTAATATGATGTCAGTATTTCGTTATCAAACATCACCTGATCCATCAGTATCAACTTATTTGGGATTAAGTATTGGACCATCTGGAAATATAACAAATACAATGATGCAAAATAAACATTTTCATAGTAATTGGTTAGTGCACATGATGCAATTATTCAGATACTACCGAGGTGGTATTCGAGTAGTTGCATTTTGTACAGATCATGAATCTAATGCATATAGTTTTACAACAAATACAAAAGGTACTGAAATACCATTTTGGGCAGATTTTGTAGGTTCACCTGAATTGGAAACTTCGGATACAACGTTTTATTCTAATTCATTTGCTTGGTTTCCAAAAAATCAAGTAAATCCAATTGATGTTACGTTACCGTATTTTAGTAAATATAAATGTATGCCAATAAACTATGGACTAACAACCGGTTCAACATTGGATCAATTTGATCATCAACAATTATATCTGGCATTTTCCAATACAACAGTTTTAAATCCAATCATATTTGGCATGGGTGCTGCCGATGATTTCATGATGGGATTTCAAATGTGTATACCCCAAGCTGTATATACAGCTTAAAAAGGATTAGTATTATCCTTCTAACTAAAAGTTAGTAAAAAAAGAATTTATTTAAAAATATTTATCAGTGCATAGCGATAAGAAAGAACAAGCTATGTGCGCTCCAGTAGATACTGGAGTTCTTTTAAGACTTAGATTTTAGCG